ATACATATGATCTGGTCTAAACATAATGGCATTACCACAAGTTGTGCTTCCAACCTATGAGTTGGAAATTCCATCTAATGGCAAAAAAATCAAATATCGTCCATTTGTTGTAAAAGAAGAAAAACTTCTTTTATTGGCAATGGATTCTCAAGACGATAAACAGATTGAAGATGCTGTAAAAACTCTATTAAAAGGTTGTATTCAATCTCGGGTAAAACTCGAAGATTTGGCAATTTTTGATTTAGAGTATATTTTTCTCAATATTCGTGCTGCGTCAGTTGGCGAAATTGTTGAAATGAATATTACTTGTCAAGATGACGGGGAAACGCGAGTTAAGTATAATTTGAATTTGACAGAAGTTCAAGTTCAGAAACCAGAAGGTCATAGCAACAAAGTTATGCTATCTGAAGAAATGGGTATTATGATGAAATATCCAGCATTTGATGATTTTGTTAAATCTTCGATTATTGGTGCTGCTCCAAATGCGGATGGTGTAATTGAAATTATTGCTGGTTGTATTGATCAGATTTTTGACAAAGAAGACGTATATGACAGTTCAACAACTTCAAAAAAAGAATTTGTTGAATTTTTAGAAGGTTTGACAAATAAACAATTTGAAGAAATTCAAAAATTCTTTGAAACTGCTCCAAAACTAGAACATATCATTAAAATCAAAAATCCAAAAACTGGGGTTGAGAATGACATCGTTATTTCTGGTCTTGCCAATTTTTTCGAATAGCACTCTTCCATAATACTTTGGAAGGGTACTATAAAACCAACTTTGCTTTGATGCATCACCATAAATATAGCTTGAGTGAAATTGAAAACATGATGCCATTTGAGAGACAAGTATATGTCTCTCTATTAATGCAACATCTGGAACAAGTCAAACAACAACAGGAAGCAGCAGCTAAGCAACGCTAATGGCACACGGATACCTAACATCAACAGATATTAGAAGAGATAGGAACTACTTAGGTGCCATTGCTGGTGCTATTGGTAGTAGAATAGGCAAAGCATCTAACATGGCAGCGCGTGAGCGTGCCTATGCTTCCAAGCAAGCAGAAATGGGTGGAACGTCTCTAGAAGAAGCAGGAATTGGTAGAGGATATTTTTTTAAGAGAGCATTAGGGTCTAGTTTTGGTGGTGATAGAATTGCTAGAACTAGAGGTAGATTTGAGACAGATCCTGGTCCTGGCAGAGATCCTTCTGGAACTCAGGTATCTCGTTTTAGGGGTGGATTTGATTATAATGTATCAAATAGCATAGCGAGTATTGTATCTCCTGGAGGTGGAGGATCTGGACTAGCGATAAATCCAGATGTTATAAGTGGTCCGTTAGTTAAATCGCAATTCAGACAAACCAAGCAAAATACTAATGATGTTATTGATGTTACAGCAACAGAAGTAAAAGATCTTGCTGGCATTCTAAATCAGATTGGACAAATCATTGTCTCATCTAATAACTCTACTATTCAAGCAGTTGATAGTGTTCAGCAGGTAAATGTTCAAGTAGTTCAAGGAATCAAGTCTTTAGGTCAACTACAGGCTCAGATTGCTCAGCGTCAGGAGATGTTACAACTCCAGGCTGCTCAAGAACAGCAACAAATGATGTCACGAATGCTCGCGGCAAGTGAAAAGAGTCAATTTACAGAAGATGATTTTTCTGGTAATCTTACAGCAGACAAAGATTATGGACAAGGTGGAAAAGGCGGTGGATTTATAGGTGGACTTGTAAGTCGCTTGAGTGATTTCTTTGGAATGCGTATGGATGGTCCTGGTACTGGTGGTGGTGGTGGATTCCGCGCTGCAGCTGGTGGTGTTGGTAAAGCACTTGGAACAAACAAAGGTAGTATGGTCAATAGGATGGGAGGAAACTTCCTTGCTAGAAATGCTACGAGAATGTTTGGTAGGGGCGGTTTAATGCCACTCTTGCGTCCAATCTTCAAGAGAATTCCTATTTTTGGTGGTCTGATTGATTTTGCTGTAAGTCTTGCTCTAGGAGAACCCGTAGGTAGAGCAGCAGCAAAAGCAGTTGGTGCTACTTTGGGTGCTGGACTAGGATCATTAATTCCTGTTCCTGGTGTTGGAACTATTGCTGGTGGTATTCTTGGTGATTTTGCTGGTGGAGCAATTTATGATGCTATTGCTGGCGGTGGTGGTGGAGAGAACAAAGAAAATGTTCCTCAACTTGCTGGTGGTGCTAGAATTACAGGATCTAAAGATGGTGTTCTCGTACGAGTTGGAGAGGGTGGAAGAGGACAAGATGAATTAGTTAAACCACTCAATAAGAAAGTATTTGAACAAGAAGAACAGGCAAGATTAGACGTTCTTTATCGAAATCGTAAGAGATATGGCATTCTTCAGGCAGAAGGTCTGAAGCATTATTATGAAAAAGAAGATGGGTGGACAAAAGGATGGAAAAAACTTACTGATTGGATCAAGAAACTTGGTGGTCAATTAGCAAGATGGTTATTTGGTAATAGAAGCAACGACGCCAATCCATACGGAAGAAGTCCAAACGAAGGATTTTTAAATAGAAGAAGTAGAGGACTTTCTGGAACTGCTTTTACAGGAACTACGACAAGTGTCAATCCATTGATAGAAAAGTTTTTACCAACACCTGCTGGTGGCAGACCAGCTACTCTGACGGCAGGAAACTCTGGCACTACAACAAATTTTGCTGAACAAAGAACAGGTTATAAACATGAAGGTGTTGATATTGGCACTGACGTAGGAGCAAATGTCATGGCAATTGAAGATGGAAAAGTAATTGACGCATATCCAAATAATTATGGTGACTATGGTGGAGCAGTAATTGTTGAACATGCCGATAAGACTCGGTATGTTTATGGACATGTTACACCAACTGTAAAAACGGGAGATACAGTAAAAGCAGGTGAGCATATTGCTGATGTAGTATATTATCCATATACAGATAGCAGTGGTGTAACACATGATTATACCCATTTACACCTAGAAAGAATTAAAGCAGACAATAAAAAAGTAGATGCTATTAGTCATCTTGCCGCACAAGAGAATCTAGAAGGTCCAAATCAAAGGGCAGCAGAAACTCCAAGTGGAATAACTCCAGAGCAAGTTATTCCATTATCACCTGGACTTTCTTTGGAACCACTATCATCAGGAAGACCATCTGGAATGGTGGCGGAAGGAGTTCTTAGAGATAGATCTGCTTTATTGAAAACTATGGCAAAATTTAGAGATCAGTCTCAAAATGTTGCCGCATTTAGGAAACGTGACGGAAAATCGAAAGGAGAAAAACTATCTATTCCTGGTGTTGGATCTATTGTAAAAGATAGACCATTATTTGGTGATTGGTTCAACAAATATTTCAACGCTTCTGGGCAACCAATTGATTATAAACAATTTTATGAGTTGTTTTTAAAACAAAGAGAAAAGAATGAAAATACATTAAACAAATTCAATGAAGGTCTTGGTTTAGATCCATATGATACAAGATCTGATCCATGGGCATCTGCTAATGCTGATACTGGTAATGGTGTTTTAAAAGCATCTGCCACTATTGACGCTGCTGATCGTGCTGCGAAAACTCAACTTGCTTTCCTAAATGTCCCAACACAACAACCACAATCTAGTGGTGGAGATTCTAGTGCTGCTATATTAGCTGCTATAGGACAGGCATCTTCATCTCCTAGAGGTTGGACTCCAAGTGGAATCTATAATTCAATCTTAGAAGTATAATTATGGAAAAGTTTACATCACCAACAGATTTTAGACTTAAAAGTGTAAAACTCACTCCCAATAATGGTAAAGATCCGTATGAGATTGGAAACATCATAACTTCATTTGAGTATGGTGAATGTGTTGATGTTCCATTCTTATCTGCGAAGATGGACATTGTTGATGGAGTTGCTTTGTTACAGACACTGCCAATTCAAGGTGGAGAAAAAGTAGAAATCTCTATTATTAGCAGTTTTTCTAAAGAACCAGTAGATTATACTTTATATGTTTGGACAATATCAAATCGTTTTGCTAGACAGAAACAGCAAACATATACTTTGGGTTTGATTTCTCTTGAGGCAATTATAAATGAAACTACTAGAGTAACAAAACCATTATCTGGTAATCCAGAGAATATTCTCAAAGACTTACTACAAAACAATATCAAGACAGGTAAAGAAATTAGCACAGAACCTTCGAAGTTTGAGGTAAAATTTATACCAAATAGAAAGACTCCTTTTAGTATTATGAAGTCTGTTACTAGAAACAGTGTTTCTACTAACACAGAATATACGTCTGAGAAATATAAAAAAGATAAGAATAAAATTAAAAAGTATCAGGGAGAGTCATATCAAAGTATAAATGGTAGCGGTGGATTTTTGTTTTGGGAATCAAAAAGGGGTTATAATTTTTTTGCTGTTGATTCTCTATGTGCCGATGATGATAGTAAACAAAGACCAAAAAGTCTCCAATCAAAGTCCTGGGGTCCATATTATGAAGCTCTAGGATCACAAGACGATGATGGTAGTGATACACGTCTTCGTATCTATGAATCTTATTTTGGATCTGAAGTTGATCTTTTACAATCTCTAAGAAAAGGAAAATATTCTTCTTTGGTTGTGTTCTTCAATCACTCAACTGGTCAATATGAAGAATACGTCTATAAGATCAAGGATAGTTATGACAATATGGCACATCTGGGTGGTCAGGAAGGTCTAACGTTAGTTCCAGCAAACGAAATAGAAATGAGTGAATATCCCACAAGGATTATGTCTATACTACTAGATCATGAAACATGGTATAATGGGCCAGGTCCAGCATCTCCAGATGAAAAAGATGGATCTACTTCACCATCAAAGTTTGCTGATTGGCAAAAATACTATGCTACTCAATCTATCGCAAGATACGAACTACTCAAAAATCAAACTTGTACAGTTGTGATTCCTGGCAATCCAGATATTTGTGCTGGTGATAAGATTGATATCAGATTGGTTAATAAAGTTCCAACAAAAGATGGAAGAGAAGAACCATATGATACCGAAAGTAGTGGTGTATATTTAATTGGAGAGGTAACACATTCATATGATCAATTAAGTGGATCATCTGGTAAGTTTCTAACAACTCTCAGACTTCTGCGAGACTCTTATGGTCTCAAGGATAGAGCATCAAATCATGGCACTAAATAATGTATACGGAGGTAACTAAAATGGACAGTATAGAAAAACATATTGAAGCAGACAAAGAAGAGCTTCAAAATCCAAATATTT